CCATCATGGTATCTGCTAATGCAGGCGCCGCTACCTTGTACAACAAGGCTATCGTTACTGCTGTAGACACTACTGCTGGCACGATTGACGTTGCTTACTATGAGGCAGGCGGTCAGACTTTTGGTTCTGGCGTTGCTTGTAGCTTGTTTATCTACGGTTCTGAATTTAAGAAGGGTACCGAAGGTATGGACGGTTCTTTGGAGGCTGACGATGTCATCTTCGAGAACAGCCCCATCATCATCAAGGACAAGTATGCTGTTTCCGGTTCCGACATGGCTCAGATTGGCTGGGTTGAGGTTACCACTGAGAATGGTGCTACTGGTTACTTGTGGTACTTGAAGTCTGAGCACGAGACTCGCTTGCGCTTTGAAGACTACTTGGAGACAGCTATGGTTGAAGCGGTTCCCGCTGAGGCTGGTTCTGGTGCTGCTGCTGGTGCTGGCGTTACCTACAAAGGTTCTGAAGGCGTATTCTACGTTGTAAACAACCGTGGTAACGTTTGGTCTGGTGGTAACCCATCTACTTTGTCTGAATTCGACTCTATCGTAGAGCGCTTGGACAAGCAGGGTTCTATTCAGGAGAACGTAATCTTCTTGGACCGTCAGTTCGGTTTCGACATTGACGATATGTTGGCTGCTCAAAACTCTTATGGTGTTGGCGGTACTTCATACGGTTTGTTCGACAACGACATGGACATGGCTTTGAACCTCGGCTTCAAAGGCTTTACTCGCGGTTACGACTTCTATAAGACTGACTGGAAATATTTGAACGACCCCACTATGCGCGGTGGTATCAATGCCGGTAAGATTAATGGTATGTTGGTTCCCGCTGGTTCTACCACGGTATATGACCAAATCTTGGGTAAGAACGCTAAGCGTCCTTTCTTGCACGTTCGTTACCGTGCTTCCGAGACTGAAGACCGTCGTTACAAGACTTGGGTTACTGGTTCTGCTGGTGGCGCTGCTACCTCTAGCTTGGATGCTATGGAAGTTCACTTCCTTTCTGAGCGTGCAGTTTGTACCCTTGGTGCTAACAACTTCTTCATCTTCGAAGACTAATCAGAAGCTGATTAAACAACGGGGGGAGGGTAACTCCTCCCCCTTTTTTTAACTATAATTATATCACATCAAATGGAACAGTTCATTCCTACCGGGGATAAGATGTATGTCTTAAACCGAAAGAGCGCCCCGCTATCTTTTATGTTAGCATCTAGAAACTCCCGTCGCAAGCCATTGCTTTATTTTGACGGACAATCAAACAGAGCATTGCGATATGCTCGCAACCAACGAAGCCCCTTTGAAGATGAGCAGGATGGCAATGCCATTCTTGAGCCTATCGTGTTTGAAGACGGCTTCTTATTCGTTCCTAGAACGAATCCCGTATTACAACATTTTCTTTCATTGCACCCCGGATATGGAAACATCTTCGAGGAGGTTAATAATGAGCGTGACGCTCAAGAGGAAGTTGAAAACCTAAACGCTGAGGTTGACGCATTAATTGCTGCTCGCTCCTTGGACATTGAAATGCTTGAGAACATCTGTCGAGTGATGCTCGGTAGCAAGGTGGATACCATGACGACCGCTGAACTTAAGCGCGATGTGTTGGTATATGCCAAGAAGAACCCAATGCAGTTCTTGGAGATGCTTAACGACCCCATGCTGGAGCTCCAGAGTAAGGTTGCTAAGTTCTTTAGTGAGGGCATCTTGCGCACGCGCAATAACAATAAAGATGTATACTTCAACTTGCCAAACAATAAGAGCCGCATGCTAGCTGTTCCTTACGGTGAGTCATATACTTATATTGTATCGTCCTACCTACAGAGCGACGAGGGCATTGAGACCTTGAAGCTTTTAGAGAAGCACTTGGAATAATAGTTGCATTACAAGTAGAGAGGGGGCCGCAAAAACGCGGCCTCTTTTTTTTGGCTATCTTTGTGAAAACGTTTTAAGATGATAAACTCAGTAAGAAATACTGTACTATCGGTAATAAATAAAAACAACTACGGATACATATCGCCCGCTGACTTCAATTTGTTTGCGAAGCAGGCGCAGTTGGATATATTTGAAGATTACTTCTACAAGCTAAACTACCAGGTAAATAAAGAAAATGCCAGGATGTCTGGCACGGGCCTTGCTGATATACAAAAGCAATACGATGAGGTTATATCAACCTTTTCTACGACTGCAACTCTAGCTCATGTAGGCTCAAACAGATATACATTACCCTCGGATTATTACTTGCTAAACGTAATTGAATACAGTCCGACGGGGGTTGAGGTTGAGAAGATTGCAGAAAACAAAATACGCAACCTAACGGCATCTACATTGATGGCTCCATCAACAGCATTCCCGCTGTATGTACACAGGGGAGATGTTATTGATGTGTACCCAAACACCATCACGGGAGCACTTGATATTAGTGCTTATTATATAAGGCACCCAAGAGACCCTAAGTGGACATACGTTACATTGTCTGGAGGAGAGCCGGTATTTGACCAAACGGCTGTTGACTATCAAGACTTTGAGCTACCAGACGCAGATGAGCCGACACTTGTAATGAAAATATTACAATACGCTGGCATCTCTATTCGCGAGGGGGACATCTATCAAACGGCAAATGCGGAAGAGCAGCAAGAAAACGCAGCAGAAAAATAAGACATGGCATACCTAACTCAGTATCAATACTATCAAAACGCTGGCGTAGCACCAGAGGATGCGAACTGGGGTTCGTACCAGTATACCAGCCTGTCTGATATCGTCAACAATTTTATGTTGATTTATGCGGGCAACAACGAGCTGGTCAACAATATCAACAGATATCAGGTGCTGTTCTATGCCAAGCGGGCGATTCAGGAGCTTAACTATGACGCCTTTAAGGAGATTAAGGCCCTTGAGCTAAGCGTAGACAGTCAGCTTCGTTTTGTCCTTCCGGACGATTATGTGAACTGGGTTCGCATATCTATGTACAAGGATGGCTTTATCTTCCCATTGACGGAGAACATTCAGTTGAATACCGCTAAGGCGTATCTTCAGGATGGCTCAGGCAGAATATTGTTCGACGAGTCTGGCAATATACTGAAGCCAGAGTTCTCTAACCTGGACTATGATAGAATTACCAAGCAGCAAAAAAGCATCTATCTGAACGAGAACAACCCAATGTTTGATGGTCAGTATGGATGGAACTACGATGGAGCATGGTTCTTTGAATACGGCATTGGAGCCCGCTACGGGCTCAACACAGAGACAGCTAATGCCAACCCTACCTTCCGCATAGATAAGAAGGCAGGAGTCATTAATTTCAGCTCTGGCATGGAGGATAAGATATGCCTGATTGAGTATGTCTCCGATGGCATGGAGGGCGGAGATGTGTCGCTTATCAGCGTAAACAAGCTGTTTGAGGATTACATGTATGCCTACATTAAGTATTGCATTTTGTCCAATAAGCTTGGAACGCAGGAGTATATTGTCAACCGCTCACGCAAGGAGAAGACGGCTCTATTGCGCAATGCCAAAATAAGAATGAGCAATATTCACCCCGGACGACTGCTTATGAATATGCGTGGTCAGGACAAGTGGCTTAAATAATGGATATACAGAATAACTTTATTAAGGGTCGAATGAACAAGAGCCTCGATGAAAGGCTCTTACCTCCCGGCGAATATGTTGATGCTCTCAATGTGGAAGTTAGCTCCATTGAGGGTACGAACATTGGTTCTGTAAAAAACATTAAAGGAAATACAAAGAAGACCACTATACTTTATAATGGAAGCGCTATAAGCGCAAGTGCTGTTTGCCTTGGCGCTATTGAGAATAACGCCACGCAGACTATTTATTGGTTTATACACTCTCCAGTGGATGGCGTAGATATGATTGTGTCATACAACGAAGTGATTGATGCGCTCACATACCATGTGGTATCTACAAGTGTATTAAACTTTGACCCTAAGTATTTGATAACGGGGGTTAATATCATTGATGACCTATTGCTTTGGACAGACAATAGAAATCAGCCAAGAAAGATTAATACTAATCGCTCATACCCTCAACCTGTCGCTGGCGTTGACCAGATTACGGAGGCAGACATTGCGCTCATTGTCGCACCACCAACGCAGTCTCCTACTGTTGCAATGAAAAACATTTCAGGGTTTGAGAACTACATGGACGTTCGTTTTGTTTGCTTTGGCTACAGATATAAATATGAGGATGGAGAATATAGTGCATTGTCTCAATTCTCTGACGCAGCATTTGTCCCAGGAGACTTTAGATTCAATGAAGAAACATATTCAAATGACGGGATGCTTAACGTACTCAATGGTGCAGATGTATCCTTTAATACTGGCAGTGATAGAGTTGTTGGTATTGATTTATGCTTTAAGTTAAACGACTCAAACATTATTAATGTTATTGAGAAGTTCAATAAAGAAGAGCAAGGGTGGGCAGACAATACCACTCAAACCATTGAGTTTGGCGCTAAAAAAATATACACAACGCTCCCACAAAGTGAGCTACTAAGGGTATATGATAATGTACCAAGGCTGGCAAAGGCGCAGACCATTATGGGTAACCGCGTCATGTTTGGCAACTATGTTGATGGATATAATATAGAACTTGCTGATACTCAACCAATTGAGATTGACTTTACGTTATCTGCTCAAAGTGAAGCGGTACTCCCCCCGGATTCAATGCAGTCGTCGGGAAGCAACGATAACGCATCATACACAGCACCACCGACTCAACCAAGCGGACCATATACCAACGTGGTCACCATGGACTTTTCAAATATAGGAGCCATTGAAGAGGGTGACGTTATTCAGATTGAGCTGGTGATGAACGGGGTAGAAATATCTCCAGTTTCTGGAATTCCGCCAGTAGCAAATCCGGGTGAGTTTTCCGTTAGTATTGGGATTGTGGTGGATGCCAACTATGCAAACATAAACGCATTCTCATCTTCAGCTGCATTTCAAGCCGCTATTGGAAACGCATCAAACATACAATCAATAGCAAACGCATGCATTGGGGGCACTTTGTCTGATAGGTTTGCATGTGCTGCCAATGTTCCGAGATTGTCTGGTTCGTCATATACAAAAGGTGGATATGGATATAGTGCATTAGGTCAGGGATTTGGAGACTATCCGTCTTTATCAACTACGGCAAATACTATAGACTTAGCTATTCCCGCAATGTATTTTACAGGCTCTGCTACATTCTGGCAATACTATTCTGTTAATGTAGCTAAGTGCAAGTTCTCATACATAAAAGCACATTACAACAAGAGCTTACATAGCAACAGAAGCTATGAGCTTGGCATTGTATACATGGATGGGTTTGGCAGGAATACGACGGCATTGATATGTGATACCAATACGGTATTTTTTTCTCCGTCCACATCTTCAACTAGAAATTATATAATTGCAATTATAAACAATAGGCCACCCTATTGGGCAACTAGGTATAAGTTCGTCGCAAAAGCGTCGAGGGGGGCGTATGAAATTGTGTATTCGAACGATAGCTATAATTCGGCGACTCTTGGAACGTGGTTTAAACTTGATGGTCAAAATCAACTCATACCAAAGGTTGGGGACGCCTTGATTGTAAAGAGAGATGCGACTGGATTTACCACGTCAGAAATAATTGTAGAAGTCCTTGACTTGCAGTTTCAAGCGGGTGGATTCATATCAGGAGCTCCTGCCGGACTTTACATGAAGGTAAACGACGGCTCTTTCAATAGGGGAACCGCTGGAGACCTTATTGTTTTTGAGACACAGCCAGAAGAGGTCAATAATGATATTTATTACGAGGCATCAGAAAGTTTTGCTATCATAAACGGGCTTCATCAAGGTAACATTTTGAATCAAGCTCCCCCAACGCAACCAGCTATAAGCAGACTTAACTTCTTTAACTGCTATACGTTTGGAAATGGTGTAGAGGGATATAGAATTGAAGACAAAATAACTGAGGGCTCTGTAATTTTGGGCAATAGGTTTAGCTCCGTTGCAAACGAAGACTATTCTGAAGCACATCGATTTGCTTCTATTACATATAGTGGCGTTTATCAGGGAGAGACAAACGTCAACAAACTTAATGAGTTCAACCTTGCGCTGGTAAACTACGACGACCTAGAGAAGTCTTTTGCATCTATCCAAAAGATGTACGGAAGACAGACGGATGTCCTTGTATTGCAGGAGGACAAAATATCTTATGTTCTTGCAGGAAAAAACTTATTGTCTGACGCCTCTGGCGGCGGAGCGATTACATCTGTGCCCGAGGTTCTTGGAACACAGATTGCAAGACTTGAGGAATATGGCATTGGATTGAATCCAGAAAGCTTTGCCGCGTTTGGGTATGAAAAATACTTTGTAGATGCCAAGCGTGGAGCAGTCTTGAGGCTTTATGGCTCAGCATATAGCAATGAGCAACTAACCGTAGTGTCTGAAAACGGAATGGGCTCTTGGTTCAGGGATGAGTTTAATGCATCTATGAACTCTCAGAAGATTGGCGGGTATGACCCGTACCTGGATGAGTATGTACTTTCTATTAAGCCAAACAACCCTATAGAAAGCCCCGAGACTATTGTTCCTTGTGGTACGTTCATTGATACATTGGTTATCTTTGATAAGACTGAAGAGTTCACGCTTTCTCTTGGCGAGGTTACTGGGTCGTTTGACTTGATATGGACCGTTGGTCTTGTTGCTGGTTCGGTAGAGTTCCAAGTAATATATGATGGCGTAACCACAACAAGCGGACCTGTAGCGGCTCCGGGCTCTATAACGGTAAGCAAGCCAACAGCATTCCCTACGACTGCAACGGTTAGAGTCATAGTGCTTGACGGAGCGCAGTATACACTTGAAATAACCTGTCCATAATGAGCGATAAAACATTATCATATAGCCCATCGGTACAAGGTTTTCCAACCTTTTATTCGTACAT